ATTTCTCCAGTACCCTTCTCTATAGTGACGATGTAAGGCAGAGCAATCCCAGTCTCTTTGCCTTTATCATCTTTATGCTCATAGCCCTTGAGGTCAAGGTCCACTTGCATCTCCAACATCTTGTGCCGACTGTCTTCAGTAGCGCGAAAGCCGAGTTTTTCAGCAATCTTCTTCTCAACCTCATCCATGACATTAATAGGATCACCGAGGTCAATGTCTCGGTAAAACCCGTCATGCTGGAGTCGGCGTAACTCATTCTTGGTCTTGCGCATCACGTGAGTAACACGCTCTGCTGAGTCCAAACTAGAAGCGCCGTATGGCACAACTACATCTTCGGCTGGGACGTACATAGACGTCTGGCGGTTCAAGCTAGGGTCAAAGTACACTTTCTTGAACGCATTGCCAGCCAAGCCCAAGCCCCACAACATGCGCTCATGCTCAGGACGGAACTCAATCATCACGTCAGTAATCTGGTAGTTCATGTCATTCTGGACACGCTCTGCCGCTTCTTTTTTGTCAGGAGTTTCTTTACCGATGATTTGCGTCTTGACCGGTCCCGCTGCAGGGAAGGTGGCCATCATGGTCTCAGCTTGGAACTTGACCACAGCCTCTGCCAACAAGGGATGGTAGACGCCGCAAGCGCCGGGCCACGGCTCCATACGCTCTTCAAGTTTCAAACCTAGCAGTTGCAGGCCGTCGACGTATGTTTGAATCCAATCTTTGCGACTAGCGATATCAGCTTCATAGTCTGCAATCAACTCACCCGCTAACTGAATTAGGTCGCCCTCATCCATCTTTTCAGTTAGGTTATCGTCAAACCCGTCATCCTCTTCAGTAGGCTCCATATGCAAATCGAAACCCGGACCTTCGATATCCACAGCCTCTGGGTCGTGGATAGTAATCTCTAGTGGCTGTTCTTCGTTACTTAATTGCTCAAGCCCTTGGGGGGCTTGGTAGGAAGATTTATCAATCATTGTGTATCCTTAGTAATACGCTGCTTTTCTGCGGAACTTGTACATGAAGTCATCTTCCGGTTCATCCGAAGGAAGACGCAAGAATCCGCCTTGCCTAAATCTCAATAGAGCCAGTGTAGTTGAGTCCACCAAGTCATCGTTTGTACCGCTTGGGAAGTCATTGCATTCCTCAATAACTTCCTTGGCCCACCTGCGATCCGGTGCCCATACTATCCCAGACGCGAACAAGTCGCTTATGGCATTAACCCGAGCAATTTTATCCTGCCCCTTGCCGGGAGTAAATTCTCCTACAGGGATACCCATGCGTCGAAACTCTTGATATAGAGCAGAGCCGTTGGACTTCTTCTCAACCATAAACGCATCGGGTTGCCACTCCCTATACTCTTCCAGCACCAGCTTCTTGAGGTCTGGATACTCCATCCGCTTCTTAATAGCATTGAGCAGGATGATGGCGAAGTTGTTCGTCTCCTCGTTGAAAAACACTCCCCACGTTGTTAACGCGTTAAAGTCAGACCGGTTGTTGGCTTCCTGTGCCGCATCCAAGCTCATAATAGTGAACTCGCACGTGGGAGGATTCTCTTTGTCCCATATCTGCCACCACTCTCTCTTAATTAGAGCGCCCTCTTCTGACACGGGGTTCTGCATATACTGGGCATTCCAGTAGCGGACATCCAAACCAGCTTTCTTAGCCAGCAACTCTTCCACCGGCCAGAACTCTGGCCACAGCGCTTCACCGTCATCCTTGATGGCTGGGAACTCAATGACCTCCCACTTGTCAACACCATCGTCGCGGTTCATCTGAGAAACAATTTGGCCAGTCAAGTCCAACTTGCTCCACCGTGTCATTACAACAATAATTGCGCCACCCGGCATAAGACGCTGCAGAGGACCAGACTGGAACCACTCCCAAGCAGGAAGGAATACATCTGGTCTTCCTGTTTTAGCTTCTTGTTCAGAGTGTGGATCATCAATAATAAAAAGATCAGCACCGCGCCCAGCGAGAGCGCCACCGACACCAATTGCAAAGTATTCGCCATTGAAGTTTGTCCCCCATCGTGAAGCAGACTTGCTGTCAGCCTGCAGTTCTATCTGCGGAAATATGTCCCGATAATTTTCCGATCCAACGAGGTTACGCACACGACGGCCAAAATTAACAGCGAGGTCTGCCGTATGAGACGACATAATAATTTTTTTCTGAGGGTACTTACCCAAGAACCATGCGGGCGCAAGATAGGATATGAGTTCAGACTTGCCGTGTCGTGGAGCAATATTAACAATGACACGTCTTTTCTTGCCATTCGCAATATCTTCGAAGATTTGAGCAAGTTTAAGGTGGTGGGGGCCGACTTTGTATCCCGGATATACGTGTTTAACGAAGTCAAGAAAGCTCTCCTTGCCCAAATTCTGGGTTATTTGGGCATCGTAGGTCTTCAGAAGCTCAAGAACGCGCCTTTTCTGCTTCTCAGGCATGGTAGGCAGCGCTTGCCGCAGCTTAAATAGCTGTTCAGGCGTTAAGTTCTGTGTCATTTTTCACAATTTCTCGTGCTTCGACGTCAATAGCCTTGTGTTCCAGCACCTCTAGGGTCTCAAGTAGCTCTTTTTCTACTTCTTCTAGGGTCTGCACCTTGTGAGTGACCTCTGTGCGTTTCTTAAAGGCGTCGACTCCGTCAATTTCACCTAGTTTTGACAGCGCGGACACCCGCACTTTGGGGTCACGGGCAGTTTCTACCTCATGCACCAGCTTATTAACTACATACATCTTCAGATCGGATAGCTCATCCACGATAGAAGCGTTCATCTGGGCAACCATGCCTGCTAGGTAGGCAATAGTTTCATTGGGGTATTGGGCAAAGTCAGGGCGGTGCTTGGGGTCGTTGACCATTTCTCGTGCAATTCCTTTTGCTTCCTCGGCGTTGTCCTTGGATGGGCTGATTGCATTGCCTGTTAAGTCAGACATTAACTTAATTACGTTGACGCGCATCTCCAGTTCCTGAGCGGGGGATAGCTCTGGAAATGCTTCTTTTGCGTTCTCTGGCAGAGGAATGTTCTCCTCAATAGACGGTACTAGTGGAGATGTCATGCGCGGGAGTATATAGGAGTTTGGGAAATTTTTTGTAAAAAATTTTTTTACATGGGGTTTATTTTAAGTGACGGGGGGTGTTTTGGAAAAGTGAGGTGTTATTTGTGTATATCTTAGGGTATGGGGGCGCGGATGGGACCCAACGCGCGTTTGGGGGGTGGGGTCGAGCCAGACCCCAGCCAAACTGTACATTTGCCGTGAATCCTGCCATGCTGTATTCAATGCCAAGCAATCCCGCAGGGCAGAACAAAGGAGAACGAAATGTACTGTGCAACAACGCAACAGAAACGTGAAGCTTTCAGCGACTTCTACAAAGACGCCACAGGCTTTAGACCGACCCAAGACCTCTGGGCAGAAGTCAACGCAATGTCAGACGATGAGTTCGAAGCGCTCTGGGACAGACTTTGCGACACGTTTGAAGAGTAACCAACGGGGCTTCGGCCCCATCAACCAAAGGAGATAGTATGAGCTACGAAATCACATACAGCGACCTCGAGTCGCCCGAGACCATCCAGAAGGCACTGGATGATTGCAAGCAATGGCTGGGCAACGCTCAGTTCAAGAAGGTCTGCAAGATTCTCAAGGGAGATGCAGGTCAGTCACCCGAGCATATTGTCCGCCTCGGGCTGGCAATGCAAGGCATCCAAGGCTATCCAGCCAAGGCGATGATGGACACCTTCTGGAAGAAGGCTGAGTAAAGATCGGGGCGGCGTAAGCCGCCCCACTAACCAAAGGAGAACGATATGACGACAGGACAAATTAACATCTGGCGCTACTGTGTGCGTGAGGCAACGTTCCAAGCGGTATATGAGGGACGCAAGTTCAGTGAGCTGCCATCTCTCTTCAAGATGTTCAACGCCGCCAAGCGGCAGGTTGCACGAGCTACCTTCTGCGCCAAGTGGGATGACGTTCCATACAGCCGACTCAAAGCTGACTCGTATTGGTAATCACTGGGGCTACGGCCCCTTTGATACC